AATACCAAAGAGATTTCTCTCAGCTAGACGAACAAGATGTCGTTAAAAGGTATATGAAGGAAATGAATCCAGAATTCGATAATGAAGATATTCAGGATGAATTTTTAGACGCATACGCATACGATGAAGATTTAGATGACGAGAGAGACATAAGAAAAAAGACTCGTGCTTTTAAAAAGGCTCACGCAGATGCTTTAGAATACTTTAATAGTCAAAAGGAAAAATACGCAATACCATTAGGGTCTAATGATATTGACATTCCTTCTGAATATAAAAGTGCAAAAGAATTTGTTGATTCAATTAAAACGCAAGAGGAATTATCTCAGAAACAGAGTGAGATATTTTTAAAGGAGACTGAAAATCTATTTACCAATGAGTTCAAAGGTTTTGAATTTAAAGTTGGTGATGAAGTTATCAATCACAAACCTTCAAATATCCAATCTACTAAAGAGAGCCAATCAAACGTGATGAATTTCTTAGGGAAGTTCTTAGATGAAAATGGATTCATTAAAGATACCGAAGGATATCACAAAGCATTGTACGTAGCTATGAATTACGAATCAATCTTATCTAATGTTTATGAAACAGCTAAAGCTAAAGCAATAGAGGACGAGGTTAAGAATAGTAAGAATATAGATATGGGAATGAGAAAAACTCCAGAAAGTTTACCTTCTGGTGTGAAATTTAAATTAGTATAAAATCTTAAAAAACAAAAAAGATGGCATTAAATGCAAATCCTGGAGTTAAATTAACTCCTACAGCTACAAAAGAAATCTTGAACTCTAACTATTTAGAGGCTTCTGATTTCGACTTTACTACTCAGAATTTACCTGAGTTATACGAGAAAGAATTTGCTCGTTATGGAAACCAATCATTAAAAGGTTTCTTGGAAAAAATGGGTCAAGAAATGGCTATTCAGTCTGACTTGATTAAATGGGCTGAAGAAGGTCGCTTAAGACCAGTTGGTACTGGAATTACTCGTTCTGCTGCTGTATTTACATTGGTAGCACACCCATTCCGTAAAAATGATACTATTGTTTTAAATGATGGATCTTTAGAGGTTAAAGGTATTGTAACTGCTGTTACTGCTGATACTTTCACAGTTGCTGCTGCTACAACTACAGCGTTCACTGGTTTTGCTACAACTGCAATTAAAGCCTTCACTTACTCTAATGAGTATAAAAAAGGAACTAACGGAAGAAGTGAGTCTTTAGAGGCTACTCCAGATATCTTCGAAAACAAACCAATCATCATCAAGGAACTTGACGAAGTTAATGGATCTGATATGGCTCAAGTTGGATGGATTGAAGTTGAAGGAGAAGGTGGTGTAGGTTACTTATGGTACTTGAAATCAAGAGCGCAATCTCGTATGCGTTTTGATGACTACATCGAAATGGGTATGATTGAGGGTATTTCTTTTGAGTCTGGTTCTGCTGCTGCTGGAGCAACTATCGATGGAAGTACAGGTTATACAGGTACTGAAGGTTTCTTCGAAGCTGTAGAACAAGGTAACGTTTTTGCTGGTGTAATTTCTTCTATGACTGATGTTGATGAAATCTTATCTCGTTTGAACAGACAAGGCGCTATTTCTGAGTACATTATGATGAATGATTTTGATCAAGACAGAAACATTGATTACTTATTGGCTGCTCAAAACTCTTACGGTGTAGGTGGAACTTCTTACGGAGCTTTCAACAACAGCGAAGATATGGCTTTAAACTTAGGATTTACTGGATTCAAAGTTGCTGGTTATGAAATCTACAAATCTCAATGGAAATACTTAGATGATCCAACTGCTCGTGGTTTATTCGAAGGTAATCAAGCTATTAACGGTGTTTTATGTCCTTCTGGAACTAAAACTGTTAGAGACGAAGTTTTAGGTGCTAATGCTACTTTACCATTCTTACACGTTAAATACCGTAAGTCAGGTACTGAAGACAGACGTTACAAAGTATGGCAAACTGGTTCAGCTGGTGGAGCAAACAACTCTAGCTTAGATGCAAACCAAATGCATATGTTAACTGAAAGAGCTTTATGTACAATGGGAAGAAATAACTTCGTATTGGTTAAAGGATAATAATTTCGGTTATTAATTATAGGAAGAGAGAGGGGTATTACCTCTCTCTTTTTTATTTCGTATCTTTGCAAAATAATAATTCTAATTTAATTTAATATGGCAACAAAAGCTATCAAAAAAGCTGATGAAACAGCTAAAGACAAAACCTATGTCTTAATGTCAAGAAACCAACCTATGCAGTTTTTCTTGAGAAATAGGCATAAAAAAGGTTCACCATTACAGTACTATGACGAAGATGAAAAAACTTTAAGAAGTTTATGTTATGGTACAAACCAATTATCTATATTTGAAGACGAACAAACTGGAGATGTAATTCTAGGTTCGATTATCTTTCAAAATGGAAAACTTACTGTTCCAAGAACAAATCCTCAACTTCAAAAATTCTTAGAGATTACTCCAGATAATGGTATTGTATTTCAAGAATTTAAACCAGACGAGATTGCTGAAAAAGAATTAACATCTTTAGAACTTGAAATGGAGGCTTTACAAGTTGCTATGAATCTTACATTAGCTGAGATTGAAAGTATTGCTTTATCTCTATATGGAAGCGAAGCTCTTAAGAAGAAAACAGCTGAAATCAAGAGAGATGTATTCTTGTATGCAAAATCAAGTCCAGCTTCGTTTATGAATTTAGCAGCAGATGACCTAACAAAACTAAAAGGTTTAGGTATTAGAGCTACTGAATTGAATTTAGCTCAGTACAGCGGAAATGCATTCTACAATGGTGAAACATTGTTATGTAGAGTTCCATTTGACGAGACAGATAAATTCAACACACTTGCAAGATGGATGAATGATACTGACGAAGGTAAAGCCTTTAATAAGTACGTTCAGAGCAAGATTAAGTAAAACAGACTAATTACTTGGACAGCGAAAGCAGAGTATAGGTTAGACAGTTAAAATTAGAGAGGAAATCCCTCTCTTTTTTTATTTCGTATCTTTGCAAATAATTTTATGTAAAAATGATAAATCAAGTATACACGACTGTATTAGCTATATTAAACAAGGATAACAGAGGGTATGTTAGTCCTTTGGAGTTTAACTTGTATTCTGAATTAGCTCAGATGGCTATATTTGAAGAAATGTTTCACAAGTACTCAAGATCCATTGTAAAACAAAATAGCAGAATGTATAATTCTGAATTCTCCGATATACCAAAACACATTAGAGAAGCTTTTGACGTGTTTGTAAAAGAGGCTGGTGTTACAATAATACCTAATACTCCTATATATCAATATACGGTAACTGATTTCTATAAAGGAATAAAGCTTGAAAGATATTTTGGAGACGACTTATTTACAAATAGAAGAGAGATTGAGGAGATAAGTAAGCTTGAAATTAACAGATTGGTTAATAACAACTTAACATTACCTACAGACGAATATCCAGTATACTTTGGTATTGAAGGAAAATATAGAGTATTTCCAGAAAGCACTACAGCTAAAATAATTGGAACTTACATAAGAAAACCAAAAGCGCCTAAATGGACTTATCAAAGTGTGTCAGGAAATCCATTATTTAATCCAGCGGCAAGTGACTATCAAAACTTTGAGTTACCAGTTCAGTTCTTTAGCGACCTAGTTATAAAGATATTAGGATACTGTGGTATTGAAATAAGAGAGGCTGATGTAGTTCAAATAAGTCAAGCTATGGAAACAGCAAACACCAATAACGAACAATTATAATAAAAGATATATAGATGCCACATCAAATTTTACCACCAATAGATTATTATCAAAACGAAGAGAATTGGGGAAGCTATCAATACATATCTTTATCTCAATTAGTTAATAATTTTATGTTAGAACAAATAGGTGATGATAGACTATTATCTAACGTAAAGAGATATAATGTACTTCAGCACTTCAAGAGAGGTATACAAGAATTTAATTACGATACACTAAAAGAGGTTAAGGTTGTTGAGTTAGAACTAAGTGATTCATTGCTTTTAACATTACCTCACGATTTTGTATCATACGTAAGAGTATCTGTTGTTGGACAAGATGGATTGTTAAGACCATTGTCAAAAGACTCTAGAACATTGATAGGAACTGCTTACCTGCAAGATCACGAATATAATATATTATTTGACCAAAACGGATATCCTTTAGAGGCTAACGAAACGGAAACTTTTAAGAGATATACATCTAGAAGCATATCTACAGTGTCTGCTCCGATGAATACAGAGATAAATAGCGCAAACTTTGGATTAAATCCAGATTTGAATGGTAATGGTTATTTCAATATCGATAAGAGAAGAGGTGTTATGGCATTCTCTTCAAATGTTGGTGGCAATGTAATCGTACTGGAATATATTTCTGATGGATTAGAATATAACAACGGAGACGATGTTATGATTCATAAGTTAGCAGAGCAAGCTTTATACAGCTATGTTAAATACGCTATATTAAACAATAAATATGGTGTTCAGGAATACATCATTAATAGAGCCAAGAAAGACTACTATAGAGATCTACAGAACGCTAATATAAGAATGATGGAATTAAGAGGTAATGAGTTACTTATACTTCTTAATGGAAGAAATAAATGGTTGAAATAAAAAAGAAATATTAAATGACCAAAATTCAAAATAATTTCCTAAAGGCCACAATCAATAAAGATTTAGACGAAAGACTAACTCCTAATGGCCAGATGACCGATGCAACCAATTTTATGGTTACATCTGAAGATTCTAGCGGTATGGGTGTCGGTAAAAATGTATTTGGAAACACATTAGTTTCAACATTAAACGATGCTGGCGCTGTAGTAATAGGAAGTATTGCCGATGATAGCAATGAAAGAGTATTCTTTTTTGCACACTCAAATACATACGACTACGTATATCAATACAACTTATCTAATAATACAGTAGAGAGGGTTCTTCAGTCAACTGCTACAACTGGTGTTTTGAATTTTAGTTTAAACCACAGAATATCACACATAGATATATTTGTTGGTGTTGAGGGAGATTCGTTAATAGCTTGGACAGATGGATTTAATCCGCCTAGAATAGTTGGAATTGAAAGAGCTAAGACATATGCTATAAATGGATTTGATGAAGTAGAAATTTCTGTTATGAAACCATCTCCTATATTCGCTCCATCTGTTGCTCAAACTCAAATATCAAATGATGACTTTATGAGTTTTATAGCTGATAAGTTTTTATCTTTTGCATATAGATATAGATATGATGATGGTCATTATTCTGCATTTTCATCTTGGAGTCCATATGTATTTACTCCAGGAAACTTTGAGGTAGACCTTTTGACGAGTACAAATACAGCTATGCAAAATAATTCAAAAGCATTTGATATATCATTTAATACTGGACACAGAAGCGTTAAAGATATAGAGTTGGTTTTTAAATTATCGAATAGCAATAATGTATACTCAATAATAAAACTAAATAAACAAGATGAAGGATGGGGAAATAATGCTTCAGAGTCTTTCTTGTTTAATAAATACAAAGTATATAGTGTAATATCTGAAGAGCAATACTTCAGAAGCTTTGATAATGTTCCATTGACGGCTAATACACAAGCAAGAATAGGAAACAGATTAGTATATGGTAATTACATTGAAGGAAGAGATATAGATAGTAAAATTGACTTTACTGTTGACTTTGAGTCTTCACAAGTAAATACATACGACATACAAGACAACGAAATAGAAAATAAAATATACGCAAGTAACACAACTAATGTTGTTGATTTTTGGGGAGAATCATCTGAAGTGCCTATAGAATCATTAGGAGCTGGTATATCTATGAATTACACAACAAATGTAATTACATTCACAAATACAACTGGTACAACAAAATCATTTCTTCAAACAATATTGATAAAGAAAGAGGATACTTTTTCTGATGTTGAGTTGATTTGTGATATGTATGTAGATGGTGTTCTTGAAGAGACTTTTACAATACCATCTGGAGTCATAAGTGATGAAGGAGATTTTGGTCAGGCCAATAAAGCCCCATCTGAATCGAGTGAAGTATATGTAGTTGTTAGGTCTTCTGAGCCAGCATTATATACTGCTCAAATAGATTGTGTAATATTAAGCTCTGGATATATTTCAAGAAAAGGATTTGATACTAACGATTATTATTTGGTTTCAAAGAAAAATACAATAAACTCAAACACACAAGAAGGTAACGTTGTTCCGTTAAGTGTTTTTGATATTGATATGAGTAATTTTTCATTAACTCAAGGTAGTCAATTTTCTTTTGATTTTAATATATATTTAGCTTACTTGTTCAATACACCTCTAGCTGAAAACTATATATTTACATATACTGTAACAAATACTTATGCGTCTTTTCAAGACCTTATTGACAACTCAAACTTTACACAATCTCTTGAAGACTTCTTTACTGCTATTGTAAACAACCCAGTAAATCAATTACCATCAAGTTCTATATTGTCATTTGTTCCAGCTACAATAACTCCAAACTATTCAGGAGAGTTTGTAACTGTTGAAATGCCTTACAAAACAATAGAAGTTGAAGAGCCATCTGGAGTTACATTGACAAAAATAGATTATATCTTATGTAATTACATAAAGGTAAATTACTCTTCATTGACGTTGTTCACTAGTATGCACTCTTCAAGGGATTACGAAATAGGAATGGTTTTCTTAGATGAAGAGGGTAGAAAGACTACGGTTATTGATGCGAAAAACAATGGAGTATACATACCAGCTGAAAACTCTGACACTCAAAATGTGTTAAAAGTAACTACAATAGGCACACCACCAACTTGGGCTAAGTACTACAAGTTTGCAGTAAAATATAACAGAGGTAAATATGATGTAATATATTCTCCTGTTATGTATAATGATTATATACATACTTATGTTAAATTAATTGGAGATAACAAAAGCAAAGTAAAAGAAGGGGATTATTTAATACTTAAGGCTGACTTAAGAGGTCCTTTAGATAGCTTTGTTAAAGTTAAAGTATTAGAGGCTAAGTTTTACGAGAAAGATGAAATTAAAACTGATTCAGAATCTGGTTTTTATTTTAAAATAAAGAATGGAAACTTTGATTTAGAAACCAATGATAATGACTTCTTAGAATACTTAGGCACTAGAGGAAAATATATAAATCCATACCACGTATACTCAAAAGACATTGAATATA